TACCAGCATAAGTAAGATTGCCATGTGTAGCATTTACTGAGGCATTTGACGGAATTTTTACTTTTATTCCTCTTATGCGGAAGCGTCTATTTGGGATTCTTGGAAATTTCTCTGCACTAAAACGCAAACCGACATGAGCCGTATTTGGATAAGCATTTTGAGTCATAATTATATTTGTTGCACTTGAAAATCTAAAAGCATTAACAGTTCTTGAATCTGTGCTATCTGCTGTTACTCTTTCAACTCTTATCTGAACAGGAAAGCTTGTACCAGCCTTTAAATTTATTAAATAATCTCTGTTATAAGCATTTGTTGACCGACCTTTTACTGTGTCATCAACTGCTGTTGTAGTTGTGCCATCATTTTCAATAATTTTTATTAATAAATTCACCTCTGTTCCATCAATACCACCCTCATTGTTAAAAACTTGCATTGATGGAAATTGAAGTGTAACCCTTACTGCGTTTATATTTGATTGACTAACAGTATGAGTTACTGGATTTGTTGTTGTAACAACAGTCCCAATTCCAATTTCTGTTTCAATGTTTTTTATACCAGAGATAAAAGTTTGATTTGCTGTGCCTTCTCTGAAATCAAAACCAACATCTTGAAAATTAAAATCACTATCATTCGGTGCTGTAACACTAGCAGCCGATTGTAATATTTGAGTTTGATTTAAGAAAATATCTTTTTTAAAACTGTTTATATAAGCTGTTGAAGTTTTATCTGTGATGCCATTTTTTGATGCTGTTGCACTTCCTTCTATTTCGCCCTCTGAAAGTAGCTCTACTATTGTATTAAATTGTTTTGAAGATAAAGCTCCACTTGGTAAGTCAGGATTAGAAAATGTTGTACTTTGATTAAATTCTTTTATAGACATTAGTTTGTACCCTCCACTTGAACTGTATCAATACCATTTGATACCACGATAGAACCAACCAAGATTTCACCATACGCTACATTAACTGGAATACCAGCTTGGCTGATATTAGTAAGCCCTGTAAATGAATAATTTGAAGCTAAAGCCGCAGGGTCAAGTGGATCTTGTCTTGATTGTTGATTTTGGTTCTCCTGATTATTTGAAATTAAATTATTAACCCCCCTAACTATTAAATCAGTTGCTACATAAGTTATTACATACTGAATAATTTTTTTCTTTACATATTTTGCAACAACATATTTTACGCCTGCAAATACTAGTCCAAATATGTTTCCATGAACAATTGGGATGATTTTTATATCTTGCTCAGTCTGCAGATGTATTGAATCTTGTGTAATTTTTTTATCTCCAACTTGAACACAATACATCTGGTTTGCCATTTTCTCCTCAAGACCCTTGAAATTACAAAACAAAAAACTAAAAGCCTGATGTGGTGAACTTACATCAGCCATAAATTCAGATTGACCTGTATATTTTCTTAAAACACCGTAAACTTTTATTTTTTTAAGCATTATCTTTTGGTGTAATTACAATCATTTTATCTAAGCCTGGGCAAACTAAATAAAAAGGTACTTGAATCGCATCACAACTAGAAATATCTGGTTCTGAAAATTGCAAAATGTTAT